GTTCAATTCATGCTGTAGAGCTATCTGCAACATTTCTTGCACCGTGTAGCCTTCAATCCTGATGTCTTTGGGTATGCTTTGATTACTTGTCTGCATTGCAAGATCACTGATGGGTACAGCCTGAATCTGATACTGTGCTCCGGCCTGATCAGCAGTGAAATCTATATTTGAAATTTTAATAGGAAATATTCGTTTGGTAGTGTTGCCCAAAGCATCCTTGACTGATTCGGTTTTGTTTTGCAACGTGTGTCCCACAAATTCAATGATCAAACACCAAGGAGCTTGTATCCAGTTTTTAAAACCTGCTTTTAGTCCAGACTGTCTTAATGTTTCCACAAACGTGCCCATGCTGTAGGGTTCATACACAGTAAATTCTAATTTTGTAACATTGCTTTGCCCTTTTTGGTTTGGTCCTATTAGTGTGTTAACATTCACATTGCCCATGAAATATTCGCGTGCAGTTCTTGTGTTGGAATTGCCACCATTAAAATCCAGATCATAGGGTGTGAGAAATTTTGATTGCCCAGACCCACCGCTCCTCAGTATGATCACTTCTGGTGGCTTTTGACGCAATCTAGCAGGAAAATTAATCTCTTCCAAAGTAAGACATGCCAAAGTAAAAATACAGTTGAATGAATTGTACTGATGCAAAGGGTTTGGCACTTTGTTGGGAAACAATTCTCCCACGTCCACTGTGGCTGTGTCTGACTCAAAAGTGTCTCTTTGATAAAAATTGGGATCGCGTGCCGCAGCATCTCTTTGAGATTCTGTGGTTGGTATCACTCTGATGTCAGTAGATGTGTTAGGAGCCATTGGTTAGATCCCTAAGGCTTGTCGTAATTTGGGTCCTTGTGGAAGATAAATTTTTATGCCTGCCACCAAATCATACACAGGATCTTTGATCACATCCATATTTCTTTGTGCAAACACCCACCATAATTTTGTGTTGTTGTACAAGTCATATGCTAACAAATCTGGTCTGTGAGTGTATTGTGGTTCCACAGTGTACAACACATCATCTGCAGTGGCTGGAATGGGTCTGATACTGAGCAAATCTAAATATTGATCATTCACTGTTTGTGTGCGGGCAAAAGGACTGTATGATTGATATTGAGCCATTAGATGAATCCTCCTTCGCCTTGCACATATTTGCCATTGACAAAATTATTCATATTGAACTGAGACACAGCAGTTCTGCTGTACTGAGGTTTGACCTGCACAGTGATCAAACTTTGTGAAGGAGCCCAAGCATAACTTTGATACGTGCCAGCATCAAAATCTCCTTGTGCCTCTGCAAATAATCCAGTTTGAATGTAGTCCACTTCCGCTCCCAACTCTATGTTAAAACTTTGTATGATCACCGGCACATTTTTGAAAACAAAATCTCCATAACCATTCAACAGTACCACTGGTGGTGGTGATCCTGCATCAGAACTGCCTTCGCCATAACGCATTTTGGTGGCACTTCTTAGATAGTGAACACAGGAAACCCAATATTCTGCTTCCACTGAATTTTGCACGTAGAAATCACCGTTGATCTGAATATTATCCACTGTGCTGTAATTGAATGAACTAAAAGTATAATTGGTGTGTGCAGGATTATTATCAGTGTATTGTGCTGTGTGCGACATGAGTATGCTTGGCGTGAAAGGAAATGTAAATCCTCCAGTTTTCATCACAGGCAGCATTAATCTACTGTCTTTGAATGAAGTAGGAATGCTTAATTTGACTCTCCAATCTTTTTCGCCTGGTTTGGTCAACGCTGTGGCTTGTGTCAAAGTTTTGGTAGCACCTATGCCATCTTTGGGCAGAAATTTACCCCTCACATCACTCATGTTAAATTGGCTGCTGATGACTTTGGCTGCTCCAGCGCCTATTACCGCTGCTGTGGCTGCACCCAGTGTTTTTTTTATGAATTCCGCCATATGTCAAATATATCAAGTATTTATTGACAAAATTAACTGCGTAGTTTATACTGAAGGCTAATTACAAAGGAATTCAATGAAAAAAATCAACTATCTAAACAACAAAGATCTGTTGGAAGAGATACACAAATCCAAGAACAGCTATTGCAGCTACACCAAAGACGAGCATCACAGATACGATGCCATTGTGTCATCCTTGGAACGCATCAATGTGAGAACCATAGCAGAAGCCAAACGTGCCAGAGCCAAACGATTAGCGCAGGAAGAGTTTGAAAAACGCAAAGCAGTGAATCCCAAAGTTAAATTGTCTGAGTGCGAAGTGGATTACAAAAAAATTAAAAAAGAAGACTTGGTGTTTAGAGTCATGACCTATGATCACATACCCAATGAACCGGGTCGTAAAAAAAATCCCAAGAGTTCCGCAGACTCCAAAATCAAAGTGAACTTTCCAGCTTTCCAACATTGGAAGTATGACGAGAAAGACAATCTTTCATGTGTGGGCAAAAGTCACTGGGAAGGTGGCATGCACAATGGCAAGTTTACTAAAGAGGGCGGCAAGCCCACAAACAAACTGGCCATGATGTGGATGAAACTGTGTGAACGTTATGCCACCCGAGGCAATGTGAGAGGTTACACTTATAATGATGAGATGCAAGGACAAGCCATACTGCAATTGACTCAGATTGGTTTACAATTTGATGAAAGCAAATCCAATAATCCATTTGCTTATTATACAGCAGCAGTGACCAATTCGTTTGTGAGAATCATCAATATCGAAAAAAGAAATCAAAATATCAGAGATGACATTCTGGAAATAAATGACATGATGCCCAGTCACACACGTCAAAACGCAGAAGCATATCAAAATGCTGTGGACAGGGAATTCAAAAAGAAAATTTAAGTTATTGACTTTATTCAATTTTTTGTTTACAATGAAGTCTTGGAAATTTATATTTGATGTTTAAAAAAGCAGCAGTCTTTACTGACATACATTTTGGCTTGAAGAGCAACAGCATGATTCACAATCAAGATTGTGAAGAATTTGTGGATTGGTTCATAGAACAAGCCAAACAAAACAATTGCGAAACAGGCATATTCTGTGGTGACTGGCATCACAATAGAAACTCATTGAATTTGATGACCATGGATGTTTCCATCAAATGTTTGGAGAAACTGGGCAAGGCTTTTGAAAAATTTTATTTCTTTCCTGGCAATCACGATCTGTACTACAAGGACAAGCGTGATATTCACTCAGTGGAGTTTGCAAGATTCATTCCTGGGATCACTGTGATCACAGAGACCACCACCATAGATGATGTGACCTTGGTGCCTTGGTTGGTGGGAGATGAATACAAACAGATCAAAAAAATCAAAAGCAGATACATGTTTGGTCATTTTGAATTGCCACACTTTTTAATGAACGCCATGATAGAAATGCCAGACACTGGATTGATACAAGCAGTGGATTTTGTGCATCCAGAATATGTGTTCACAGGACATTTTCACAAGAGACAAACAGCAAGAAACATACATTACATTGGCAATCCTATGCCGCACAACTATGCAGATGTGAATGATGATCAGCGTGGCATGATGATCATGGAACATGGTGGCACTCCCAGATACATCAATTGGTACAATTGTCCAAGATATTTGAAAGTCAATCTGAGTCAATTATTAAATGATGCAAAGAATATCATACTGCCCAAGATGCACTTGCAAGTCACATTGGACATAGACATCAGCTATGAAGAAGCCAGTTTTATCAAAGAAACTTTTATAAAAGATTACAACTGCAGAGAAATTGTGCTGATTCCTGGCAAAAAAGATGATGAAATGACCAGCACACTGGATATCACACGTTTTGAATCTGTGGATGAAATTGTCAGCAAAGAAATCAATGCCATAGAATCCGACAGCTACAACAAAAACACACTGCTAGAAATTTACAGAGATCTACAATGATAAAAATTAACAGTCTAACAGTTAAAAATTTCATGAGTGTGGGCAATCAGACCCAAGGAGTGATGCTGGACAAACAAAGACTCACATTGGTGTTGGGTGAAAACTTGGATCAAGGTGGAGATGATGCAGGCAGCAGAAACGGCACTGGTAAAACCACACTGATCAATGCACTGAGTTATGGACTGTTTGGTGAAGCATTAACAAAAATACGCAGAGAGAATTTGGTCAACAAGACCAACAACAAAAACATGTTGGTCACACTGACTTTTGAAAAGGATGGTGTGAAATATCGCATTGAAAGAGGCAGACGCCCCAACACTCTAAGATATTTTATCAATGACAGTGAACAAGAGATCACTGATGAGAGCCAAGGAGACAGCAGAATGACTCAGGCTGCTATCAATCACATGTTGGGATTATCACATGCCATGTTCAAACACATATTGGCATTGAACACATACACAGAACCGTTCTTGAGCATGAGTGCCAATGATCAAAAAGACATCATAGAACAGTTGTTGGGCATCACACTGCTGAGCGAAAAAGCAGAACTGTTGAAAGATCGCATCAGAGTCAGCAAAGAAGACATGGCCATGGAAAATGCACGTTTGGAAGGTCTCAAAATGAGCAATGAAAAGATCAAAGAAACCATCAACTCATTGAGCAACAAAGAAAAAATTTGGAACACACAAAAGAATTTGGACATTGAAAAACTGAATAAATCCATCAAGGAACTGGAGTCTGTGGACATTGATCAAGAGTTGGCCACACATCAACAGTTGGAAGAATGGACCAAATTCAGCAATGAACTGAAACAATTACAAAAAGATAAGAGCAGTTTGGAAATGACGCTGCTGCAGGCAGACAAAACAGTTAATAAAGTAGGCAATGATCTGGATAAACTGTATGACAAAGCCACTTGTTATGCCTGTGGTCAGGAATTACACAATGATAAATTTTGTGAAATACAACGCAAGTTGGAAGAAGAATATGGTGAAGCAGTCAACTACAATCAAAGCATACAGTCTGAAATAGCAGTGATAGATGAAGCCATCAAACTCATGGGCACACAAGACACACGTCCAGACACATACTATGACACTGTCAAAGAAGCATATGAGCACAGACAACATCTGGAAACTTATAAATCCACACTGAAAAACAAACAAGCAGAACAAAATCCTTATGTGGATCAAATCACAGAACTCAGCACAGAAGCATTGCAAGAACTGGACTGGAGTGAAGTGAATCGTTTGCAAACGCTCAAAGATCATCAAGAATTTTTGTTAAAACTGTTGACCAACAAGGACAGTTTTATCAGAAAGAAGATCATAGATCAGAATTTGGCTTTCTTAAACAACAGGCTCACACACTATCTCACAGCATTGGGCTTGCCGCACACAGTTACATTCAAAAACGATTTGAGTGTGCAGATTACCATGTTGGGCCAAGAACTTGACTTTGACAATCTCAGCAGAGGTGAGCGCAATAGATTGATATTGGGATTGAGCTTTGCATTCAGAGATGTGTGGGAAAGTTTGTATCAAGAGATCAATCTGTTGTTCATAGATGAATTGATTGATTCTGGATTGGACACAGCGGGTGTGGAATCATCCATTGCCATACTGAAACGTATGAGTAGAGAGCGTGGCAAGAGCATATATCTGATCAGCCACAGAGATGAACTCATGGGTAGGGTCAACAACACACTCAAAGTGATCAAAGAAAATGGATTCACTTCCTACAGCAATTCAACTGAATTTCACGAGATATAGGAGCACACATGGACGACACACATGATTTACTGACCAAGGCCTACATGAACTACTTCAAATACAATGAAAAGTTTGCCAAAAGACCCAGCCGACAGAGCAAAATACAGGCCCGAAAATGGTTGAGTGAAATACGCAAACTGGGTCGCACACGCCGAGCAGAAATTGTGCGTGAATACAAACAGCACAAAGAGAAGAATCGCAGCCAGTAGCACGGCGCAGCCGCTGCGGTAGACACTACAGTTTGTACGAAGTACAAAACTGCGGCGCAAAAATTTTGTGTGCCTTTTGGTTACCAAAACTTTTCAATCACTACCAAAATATCACAAAGATCCAAGACTCTGCTGGATGAAATCTCACTCACGTAAGTAATGGCATGCCATGGATGTATGAAGGTCAACCCATAGATTCTCTGCCTGTGGGCACTGAAGGATTTGTGTATCTCATCACCAATCTTCAAACAGGTCGCAAGTACGTGGGCAAGAAATTGGCCCAGTTCAAAAAATCACGTCCACCACTCAAAGGCCGAGTGAACCGACGCAGAAGCCGGGTGGAGAGTGACTGGAAAGACTACTGGGGCAGCAATGAACAGTTGTTGCAGGATGTGCAGCGTTTGGGAATGGATCAATTCACTCGAGAAATATTGTACATCTGTCGCAGCCGAGGCGTGATGGGCTATTTGGAGGCTTTGGAACAGTTTGAACGCAGAGTGTTGGAATCAGATGAATACTACAATGGCATCATCAATGTGAGAATAGGCAGCAGCAATCTGCTGCGAGAAGAATTAAAAAGGCTCAAGGCAAAACCATAGCAACACTGGTGATCGTGAGATCCAGGAAATGCACCCGCAAGGGAAAGTGAATCCTGAGTTGCACTGTAGGCAAAAAGGATGGTGCTCTGTGAAAAAGACACAACACCCACACAGATCAGTGGCTTGAACCGCTGATCCCGTGTTCCGTAGCAATGAAGTCAGCCTGAG